CACAGTTTTGTGAATTTGATTTATTTCGTTATTATATCATATTTGATTTCTTTTGATTTCGATTATGATTGATACTGATTTCGATTATTATTTCACACTATTGTATTTGTATTTTGTAAACCAAACCCCCAACACACCTTTTTGTGTTGAAAGTCCCTCTATGTTTTAGACTATCCAGCAACAAACACTGTACTGGAGAGACAAAATGACGGTACGGATCAAGATTTACACCTTGATTCATTCCGTAACCTTTATGGTAAATGACATAGAACCCTCTTGGCGAGGCTTTAATTAAAACCCGTTCGTGCTGATCCTACGCAAGGCAGCTGGTAAATAAAAGCTTATCTTCTAATCCTGCAGAGTGTGTCCACTTTGAAGATTTGTTAAGGATTGTGCCAAGAATACAATCTAAAACGTCCCTCGTACTATTCTACGGGGTCACCTAATGATGAATCCTCATCATGCGGTCCAGTCAAATGGGGCTAACCCCCCCTACCGCGCGCTCCGGCGCAAAAACAACTCGTCCTTCGGAAAACGGATGCTTGAATGCTCCAGAACCCTCACCGCAAAGGAGGCAAAATAATCGGTTTCCTCATTTAACCGGCACTCCCGCCAATAATGATACCGCAAGAGTGAATAGCGTAGATTCACCCCCTGTAAACAACGAGCTCTTAGAGCTCACCAAACTACTAATTACCAACCCACCTACCAATCCCATGGTGATGGGCAACAACACCCCTTTCTTTGACGACATGACCTCCATATTATCGAGAAGTCGACCAAAATTTCCTCCAGAAGAGGAGGACCCAGATGATGTTTATTCAGAATATGATTCTGACGATGATGAGCCAATTGATTGGCAACGTATATTTATGGAAGAAAAGTTTGATCTGGTTCTAGACGAACTTTTGAACAGATCGCCCAAGTCCCCGCAAGATGTATATAATGAAAAATGCGCGGAATATTGGTGCAAACTAGAAGAAAATGCATATGAACAATTTAAACAAGAAAAACTAGAAAAAGAAGAAAAATTAATGGAAACAACAGAAAAAATTTTATGTAAATTAGAAGAACTGCAAGAAGAAATTGATGTGGCAAAACAACTGGCATTGCTCAGTGACCCATCTGAAGAACGCAGCTTGAACCAAATACTAATTCAAACTGCTACTGACGACGCGCATTACTACGTCGATGAAAAACTCGTGCATGAACGCGAGAAAATGAAAATTAACTATAAGAGATTATGTAGACAACAGACTTTTCGCATTCAACCTCCCCCTCCTAAGCGCAATAAGATTGACTCCTATTATGGAGCTCTCAAATCTCTTCAACCCGAAGTCGGCTTCCTAGACGATTTGTGCAAGCTAAAAGATACAGTATGCACGATCTCTGACACAACAGACAGCTTAAAACGTTTGATGAATTCCATCAAGAGGACAGTTCAATTTGAGGAGGGTGATGAAGTGTATGATGCACTTTTATCCCGACTTGAAGGATTAATTCTCTTGTTATTGGATCTCCAATCTCGCAATAGCCTTTCTGACATGCTCATTCCCATTGTCCAGTATATCAAGACTTGGACAGCAGGCAAGAGTTTAACTAAGAAAGTTATGCGATGGGTCAAACAAATCCTGATGGAAGATTCTGAAGGACAGCGTGTTGATGTCGAGTGGGAGCCTATTACACCTGGTTTGAAACGAGAAGCAGGCTGGTTCTCACAGAATTGGATGACCCTAACCCAAGGAGCATTCGGTAAACGTCTAGCAGGGCTTTTGAATCTTCTGATTTTAGGAGGTATGATGCCCGAAAAAGCGACAAATGGTTTGACTGATGAAGTCTTCAAGATTATTCATGTCACAGCGATTCGTAAAGCACACCCTTCCATTTTTCACCATTTATTTGGCACTTTGGATTGGCTTGCTGATTCGGTGATCCCGGCGATTTTGACCAAAAATTTCGCCTTGTTGATTTTCGACGAAGATGCTGATGAGTTAGACACCCAATACCGAAAATGTGTGGATGCCATTCATTTAAATATGACTGGTCAAATGAAGTTGGCTGACGAAAAATATGGAATCAAAGATGAATCTGCGATTCTCGTTATGTTAACTACAACATCATTTGCCATGCTTGCTATGAAAAAGAAAGTCTTTGATCAACCGTTGTTAGTACGTGAGTACAACCAGCGCTTGGTGACTCTTGATAAGCTCGCATGTGATCTTCAAGCGCATTGGCATGAAAGTGGATTGCGGATAAAACCGTATGCAGTCCTAATTCGTGGCCCCTCTTCGGTCGGCAAAAGTGCAGTCAAAACTCTAGTTACGCATGCTGTGTGTAGAGCCAATGGATTTCCAGAAGGCAAAGAGTATTCATGCACGATCAATGGTAATGACAAATATCAATCCGATTTTCGATCACAACACATTTGCGTATGTTTTGATGATATGGGAAATACCAAGCCTGAGAAGGCTGATGGCAATCCTCTATTCGTTTTGATTCAATTTATCAACAACATGCACTGTAGTGCTCTTAGTCCAGAAGCGGACAAAAAGGGCAAAATGGACATTCGTTGTAAATTGGTCGTTGTCACAACCAACACCAAAGATTTGCATGCATCTCTATTCTCTGTCAACCCTGCTTCGATTATGCGAAGATTCGATCTTGTGATTGATGTCGCTTTGCGAAAGGATTCTACTGGACCTACCGGTGGACTTCATCCTAAATTTGCGAAGACTTCCATGCCTGATGCCTGGGATATTGACTTAGGAGTTGTTGATGTAAAACGAGTTGTGGGTCATGAAATGCAAGATTTGTGGGGCATTCGTCCGGTTAAGAAAGGTGCTTCCATTGTCGATTTAATCGACTATTTGGAGAACACCACACCTGGATATTTTGCTCTTCAGGAGGAGATAGTATCTTCTTCCACAGATCTTCACAATCAGAAACATTGTGAACACCATTCATTGTATACATTGCCTTGTGCCAAATGTGCTCTTGATGGTGATTTCGTGCCTTTGGTGAATCAATCTGAAGCCTTCATTCCATCTGGTTTGAAGATGGAGACTGGTTGTCTTTCGAGTACATATTTCCAAGATTTAATTACTAAGGAATTCTCAGATAAACCACTGACTCCTGATGATTTCACTTTTGGTTTGGACGCTGTGCCAACAGATGATGATTTCATCCCGGAAGATCGACCTTGGCGTGATAGAGCTGTTGATTTGATCGGACAAACCCGAGCAAAAATTTCCGATATCTTGCGTGATATGCGGAAGAAAGTGGAAAGAGATCCTGTTACGGCAGGTCTTTTGACACTTGCAACTCTCGGTTTAACTGGTCTGGCCATTCACAATATGTTTGTCCCAAAAGAACAGCTGTACAAATCAGAAGGTGCCATTATTTCACGCATCGCAGCAGCAGCAAAAGTACCTCGAACTCTGATAG